CAGCTTTGTAAAGCACGAACGTGATGAGAACTTGACCTATGTTGCTATGGAGCAGTTGCGTGGTAAGTACCTGTGTCAGAACAGAGTAACAGGTGAAATCTTTGAAACACCACAGATGTGTTATGTGTTGATTGCCGCAACACTATTCCAAGGTTATCCAAAAGAAACAAGACTACGCTGGGTAAAGGATTATTATGATGCAATATCTCTACACGATATTAGTTTACCTACTCCTGTTATGGCTGGCGTTAGGACACCACAACGTCAGTTTAGTTCATGTGTCCTTATCGAATCTGATGATAGTCTTGATAGTATCAATGCTACTAGTGCCAGTATCGTTAAGTATGTAAGTCAAAAAGCAGGTATTGGAATAGGAGGCGGTGCTATTCGTGCTATTGGATCTCCAATCCGCAAAGGTGATGCTTATCACACAGGTATTATTCCATTCTACAAAATGTTCCAAGCAGCGACAAAGTCATGTTCGCAAGGCGGTGTTCGTGGCGGCGCAGCAACAATATACTACCCTGTGTGGCACCTTGAAGTAGAAGACATGCTGGTACTGAAGAACAACAAAGGCACAGAGGAAAATCGTGTGCGTCATATGGATTATGGTGTACAGTTCAACAAATTGATGTATGAACGTTTGATCAGCGGTGGTGACATTACACTGTTCTCGCCTAATGATGTTCCAGGATTGTATGAAGCATTCTTTGCAGACCAAGACAAGTTCCGCGAACTGTATGAAACAGCAGAGCGTAATACACGTATCCGTAAAAAAACTGTTCCAGCAGCACAGCTATTCAGTGCGTTTATGGAAGAGCGCAAAAACACAGGACGTATCTACTTACAGAATGTTGACAATGCAAACGACCACGGCAGTTTCTTACCTGATGTTGCTCCTATTCGTCAATCAAATCTTTGTGCTGAGATTGATTTGCCAACAAAGCCATTAAATGATTTGAATGATCCAGAAGGTGAAATCAGCCTTTGCACATTGAGTGCAATCAACTGGGGCAATGTGCGCACACCTGCAGACTTTGAAAAGGCTTGTACTCTTGCAGTGCGTGGGTTAGATGCGTTATTGAGCTATCAAGGTTATCCAATCCTTGCTGCGAGACTTTCTACAGAAAAACGCCGTCCTATTGGTGTTGGTATTATTAACTTTGCATACTGGCTAGCCAAGCAAGATTTATCGTATCAAAATATTACATCAGAAGGTTTGCAGTTAGTTGACGAATATGCTGAAGCATGGTCATACTATCTAATCAAAGCAAGTGCCGACTTGGCAGCAGAGCAAGGTGCTATTCCTGGTGTAATGGAAACAAAATACGGACACGGCATTACACCTAATCAAACATATAAAAAGGACGTAGATGAACTAGTGCAGCACCAAGAGCGCATGGACTGGGCAGGATTGCGTGAACAGTTGAAAGAGACTGGCATCCGTAACAGCACACTGATGGCATTGATGCCAAGTGAAACCAGTGCGCAGATTGCAAACGCTACAAATGGTATTGAACCCCCACGCAGTCTTATCAGTGTAAAGCAAAGCAAGCACGGTGTTCTAAAACAGGTGGTACCAGAGTTCAAGCGACTGAAGAACAAGTATGATCTACTGTGGGATCAACGTAGTCCAGAAGGTTATTTGAAGATCATGGCTGTGTTGCAAAAGTATATTGATCAAGGTATTTCAGTAAACACAAGTTACAACCCTGTGTTCTTTGATGACGAAAAGATTCCAATGAGTACCATGTTACAACACATGTTGATGTTTTATAAATACGGTGGTAAGCAACTGTATTATTTTAATACACATGATGGGCAAGGCGAACTTGATGTAAGCAAACTTGTCGGAGAAGCAGAAGAAACACCAATCAATGGTGCACCTGTTGAAGACGATGAGTATTGCGAAAGTTGTGTGATTTAACTTGACATGCTGGTGAGGATATGTTACAACAATAAAAAAGGATAATGATATGAGTGTTTTTGATACTGCTAACCGTGCAGACCATACTAAAGTTTTGGCATTTCTTGATCCAACAGGTGGGCCAACTATTCAGCGTTATGACACGCTAAAGTACAAAAGTTTTGATCAGCTTACTGACAAACAACTTGGTTTCTTTTGGCGTCCTGAAGAAGTTGATATCTATAAAGATGCAAAAGACTTTAAGGGCCTAACCGAACACGAGCAACATATCTTTACATCAAACTTGAAACGCCAAATTCTATTGGACAGTGTGCAGGGACGTGCACCAGTAGAAGCATTTGGTCCTGTGGTAAGTTTGCCAGAACTTGAGAACTGGATCCAAACTTGGACATTCAGTGAAACTATTCACAGTCGCAGTTACACTCATATTATCCGCAATGTATACAGCAATCCAAGCAAGATCTTTGATGAGATGTTGAATATTGAAGAGATTGTAGATTGTGCAGGAGACATTTCAAAGTACTATGACGAGCTGATTGAAATGTCAGGCTACTTCAACTTGTTGGGCGAAGGCACTCACACAGTAAACGGCAAGAAAGTCACAGTTGATTTGTACGAACTTAAGAAGCGCATTTGGCTTACACTTATGAGCGTGAACATTCTAGAAGGTGTGCGTTTTTATGTGAGTTTTGCCTGCTCATGGGCATTTGCAGAGCTGAAGAAAATGGAAGGCAATGCAAAGATTATCAAGCTGATTGCTCGTGACGAAAACTTGCACCTAGCAAGCACACAGATGTTGCTGAAGTTGTTGAAAAAAGATGATCCAGACTATGCAAAGATTGCAGATGAAACAGAAGCAGAATGCATTCAAATGTTTGTAGATGCAGTTGATCAAGAAAAAGCATGGGCAGACTATTTGTTCAAAGATGGTTCAATGATTGGCTTGAACACCGAACTGTTGTCACAATATGTGGAATGGATTGCAACACGCCGCATGGGCAATGTTGGATTGAAATCACCATACAGCATCAAGAACAACCCGCTTCCTTGGACACAAAAATGGATTTCAGGTGCTGATGTACAAGTAGCACCACAAGAAACAGAAATCACAAGTTATGTATCAGGTGGTACAAAACAGGATGTGAGCACAGACACATTTAAAGGATTTTCACTATGATTTATATTTGGGGTAAACCAGCATGTCCATCATGCCTAAAAGCAAAGGCAATGTGCGAAAAATATAACTATCAGTTCGAATACAGAGAACTAGGAAAAGACTTTGATAGAGAAGAAGTTCTAACAGAGTTTCCAGAAGCACGTACCTTTCCACAGATTGTTGTAAACGGTCTTAAAGTTGGAGGCTACGAGCAATTTGTAAAATATATCGAAGACACAGGCTATAACGGAACAGGATATACCTTATGATTATTGAAACGCCGTACAAGGCAAACGACACAGTTACAGTTAAAACCACAGGCGGCGATGAGATTGTTGCTCGCTTCAAAGAAGAAGATGCTGTTAGTATTACATTGGAAAAGCCGTTGGCATTGATGGCTACACAACAAGGCATGGGTCTTGCACCATTTGCATTTACCATTCCACAGGACGCAAAAATCAAACTAAATAAGAGTGCAGTGTTGTTTGTTCACAAAACTGAAAACGATATGGCAAAACAATATGTGACCAGCACCACAGGAGTTCAGTTAGCCTAGGAGTATAAATGCCATTAGCAGCAAGAGAAGACGATACGTGTTCAACAGGACATTCAGGAGACAGTTCAACTAATATTGATACCCCTACTCTTAATAGCACTGTATTCATAGAAGGAAAACTTGCTGCTCGACTCGACGATTACACTGATAGTCATTCTACTGGCTCGGATTCACATACAGCACAGATTAGCAGTGCATCTGAGCATGTTTATATTACAGGTAAAAGGGCAGCACGGTTAGGTGATAATGTTGACAGTGGCTCGATTACTGGTAGCGCAACCTATACCTATATCGGTTGACATCACACAAAACTTATATTATTATACAGCATAGGCAATAAGAAAGGCAAACTATGAATAAGATTATTTTGACAGATTGTGATGGCGTCCTTCTTAACTGGGAATATGCGTTTTGTATTTGGATGGAGCAGCATGGCCACACACAGATTGCAGATGGTAACAAAGAATACAACATCGCAAAACGCTTTGGTATCACAGAAGATATTGGCAAGCAACTTGTAAAACAGTTTAATGAAAGTGCTGCAATGGGCTTCCTACCTGCACTGCGTGATGCTCGTTTTTACGTAAAACGGCTACATGAAGAACATGGATACGAGTTTCATTGTATTACCAGTATGAGTTTGGATCCTAATGCTAAAAAGTTACGTCAAATGAATCTTGATAAGATGTTTGGACCTACAGCATTTCCTGTACTCCATTGCTTAGATACAGGAGCAGACAAAGACGAGTTCTTAGATGAACATTATGGCGATACTGGTTATTATTGGATCGAAGACAAAACTGCAAATGCTATAGCAGGACTTAATGTTGGATTAAATCCTATCTTGGTTGAACATGGTTGGAATATGAATGATGACTTGCTTGTTGGAATCAAGAAGGTAGTTAAATGGAAAGAGATCTACGATCATATTGTAAATGGATGATGATATTCACGATAAGTTGAAATATCTTTTTGCTCTTTATGTACAAGAAAGTGAAAAGTTTGAAAAAGAAGGAGTTAAGGTCAGTGCCGTTAGAGCACGGCAAGCCCTTAATGATTTAAAGCCACTTATTACTCAAAGACGAAAACAAATACAAGATAAGAAAAACGATCTATAAATAAATACACTATAGAGGTTTTGATATGATAACATTAGATTTAAAAACAACACAACAAATTGCAGGATGGATTGAACAAGAGTATCTAGTTAGTCCTATTTCTATATCTGAAACAAAAATAGTTTATGACAGATGCGTTATTGAAAAAGCAAAGCCTGGTATGTTTAAACAAACCACAGTCGATGATCAATGGCGTGTTGAAAGAACAGGTCACACCGAAGATTTTATGCGCAAGGAAGAACTTGAGCAACAACTAGATGCAGGCGGCGGCTTGCTTTATTTTATCATTCCTATGGATAGACATTGGTAACCTATGTTAGCGCATAAACTGTAACACTTTTGTAAATACAGTATGTTGAGAAACGACCTTAAAGAAGAATACAGAATATTCTATATGGTTAAAGGCCACCTCGACGCATCACCTCAAACAGTAATAGAAAGTTACAAC